GAACGCATCCCGGCGGATCAGATCTGGCATGTGTTCTTGCCGGAACGCGCGGAGCAGGTGCGCGGCTATTCGTGGCTGCACGCGGTGTTGATCCGCATGGGCATGCTGCACAGCTACGAAGAAGCCGCTGTCGTCGCAGCGCGCGTCGGCGCGAGCAAAATGGGCTTTTTCAAGCGTGCCGCCGAGGATGGCGGCTACGCAGGACAGGCCACCGGGCAGTTGGCCGATCAGAACATCGCGGGTTCGCTGTCCGCGCAGGTCGAGCCCGGCGAGATGTGGGAACTGCCGCCGGGCTACGATTTCGAGTCGTTCAACCCCGACTATCCTCACGCCAATTTCGAGTCGTTCATGAAGGGGTGCCTTCGTGGCATCGCGGCGGGCCTGGACATAGACTATGCGACGCTCGCGAACGACCTGGAGGCGGTGAACTATTCCAGCATGCGCGCTGGCACCATCGAGACGCGGGATCAGTGGCAGGTGCTCCAAGGCTGGTTCATCGACTCGCTGGTCATGCCGATCTATCGAGAGTGGCTGGCGTCGGCGCTGGTGCGCGGCGACATCCGCCTTCCGGCTTCTGGCCGCGCGCTGCCTGCGGATCGGTTCGCCAAGTTCTCCGACGCGAGCACGTTCCTCGGCCGCCGCTGGCAGTGGGTCGATCCGCTCAAGGACGCGGAGGCGGAGAAGGCGCTGCTCGCCGCCGGGCTGACCTCGCGCAGCCGCATCGCGGCGAAGACCGGCCAGGACTTCGACGAGATCCTCGCAGAGCTGGCCGACGAGCAGGCGAAGATCGTCGCCGCTGGTGTCGTGCTCGGCGATCAGCCCGTTCAGGTTGAGGTCGAGGACAGCCCCGAGGACGAGGCCGAGGACGAGGCCGAAGACGAAACCGATAACGGACAGGAGCCCCGCACATGAAGGGCAAGCAGACCCGCGTCGCCACGTTCGAACGTGGCAGCGTCGATATCGAGGCGCGCACCGTGCCCATCGCATTCTCCTCCGAAGAACCCTACGAGCGGGCCTTCGGCCTGGAGGTACTAGACCACGCGCCGCAATCGGTTCGCCTCGGCCGGCTGGCCGGAGGCGGCGCGCTGCTGCTCGATCACGATCCGTCAAGGCTGATCGGCGTGATCGAGCGGGCTTCCATCGACGAGGACAAGGTCGGACGCGCTGTCGTGCGTTTCGGCCGGTCGGAACTCGCCGAGGAAGCGTTCCGGGATGTGCAGGACGGTATCCGTCGTCACGTCTCCGTTGGCTACATGGTTCACGACGCGCAACCCGTTCGCGGGTCGCGCGAAGTCCGCGTGACCGACTGGGAACCCTACGAGTTGTCGCTCGTGGCTATCCCGGCCGATCCCACGGTCGGCGTGGGCCGCTCGGCTGACGATCCCCAGCCTGACCAGCCGGAGCCGCCGAAGGTGGCCCCGGAACCTCACTCCGAAAGGAACCAGAAGATGTCTGACAACACCCAGCCGGCCGGCGCGGAGATCGAATCCGCGCGCGTCCGTTCGATCCTCGACCTCGGCGACCAGTACAGCAAGTATCTGGGCGCGCGTGACGCGGCGGACGCTGTCCGCAACGGCAAGAGCGTCGAGCAGTTCCGCGACTTCATCATGGCGAAGATGGAGACGCGGCACACCGACACCAGCAACGCGCATATCGGCATGACGAAGACCGAGGCGCGGCGCTACAGCCTCGGCCGCGCGCTGCGCGCGGCGGTGCTCGGCGACTGGTCCGATGCGGGCCTGGAGCGTGAGGCCAGCGAGGCCGTGGCGAAGATCATGGGCCGCGCGCCCGAGGGCTTCTACATTCCCCTCGACATCTACCGCCGCGATTTCAACGTCGGCACCTCGACCGAGGCGGGCAACCTCGTCGCCACCGACCTGCGTGGCGATCTCTACGTCGATGCGCTGCGCAACGCGATGGTGATGGCCGGTCTCGGCGTTCGCATCCTGCCGGGCCTGACCAGCAACATCGACATTCCGCGCAAGTCGGTCGCCTCGACCCTCGGCATGCTGACCGAAATCGGCTCGGCTTCCGAGACGCAGCCGAACATCGCGAAGCTGACGCTGTCGCCCAAGCGCATCGGTGCCTACGTCGAGGTCAGCAAGCAGGCCATCATCCAGTCGGCGATGGCTCTGGAGCCCATGATCCGCGATGACCTGCTCACGGGTGCTGCGATCCTCCTGGAAAACCAGGCGATCAACGGCAACGGCACGGCCCCGAACATCCTGGGCCTGCGCAACACCACGGCGCTCTCGACCGTCGCCGCTGGCGCCAACGGCGCGACCGTGGCGTGGTCGCACTTCGTCGATCTGGAGAGCGCGGTGGCGAACGCCAACGCCGAACCGGATCGTCTCGCTGGCTACCTGACGAATACCCGCGTTCGCGGTCGTTCGAAGCAGGTTCAGCGCGGCACGAACCTGCCGTTTATCTGGGATAACGGGGCGCAGCCGATCAACGGCTACCGCGCCGCCGTGACGAACAACGTGCCCAACAACCTGACCAAGGGCACTTCGACCACCGTCTGCTCGGCGACTTTCTTCTCGTCCGACTGGTCGATGGCGGTCCTCGGCCTGTTCGGCGCGCCGGACATCGTCGTGGATCCCTACACCAAGAGCGACACGGGTCAGGTGAAAATCACGCTCAACCAGTTCGCCGACTTTGGCGTCCGCCAGCCGGGTGCCTTCGCGGTGATGCTGGACCAGCTCACCTGACGAACGACTGACTACGGCGCGCGGCGGGCAACCGTCGCGCGCCGCCCCTTCTCTAGCCTGCGAGGTCCAATGGTTTGGCGTCTGGAAACGAGCAACGGAGACGAAGCGAGCAAGATCAAGTACGAGGTTCTGCGCTACTGCAATCGCGGCCTCGACATCGGATGCGGGCCGCGCAAGGTCTGGCCGCATCTGATCGGTGTCGATAACCTGACCGACACCAAACTGTTCGGCATCCGCATGCGGCCCGATATCGCGATCAGCGATGCGTCGAGGCTGGCGATGTTCGCGGATGGATCCTTCGACACGGTGTTTTCGAGCCACACGCTGGAGCACATCGTGGATTACAAGGCCGCGCTGCGTGAGTGGTGGCGGGTGATCGCACCCGGCGGGCATCTGACGCTGTATCTGCCGCACCGCGATCTGTACCCGCGCATCGGCCAGCCCGGCGCGAACCCCGACCACAAGCACGATTTCGCGCCCGAGCACATCGTCGCGGCGATGCGCGAGATCGCGCCGGACTGGACGCTGCTGGTCAACGAAACGCGCGACCAGGACGACGAGTATTCCTTCCTACAGGTCTACCGCCGTGAGAAGGCTGGTGAAGGCCAACGCGACAAGGCCAGCGAGCCGAAGCCCGAGAAGAGCGTCGGCATCGTGCGCGTCGGCGGCCACGGCGACGCACTCTGGGCGTCGAGCGTGTGCGCGAACTACAAAGAGCGCGGCTATCATGTCACTTGCTACGTCGGCCCGACCGGCGGTGCGGTGTTGAAGCACGACCCGAACATCGATGACCTCGTCGTGTTCAGCGATACCGTGATCCCGAACGACGAGGCCGTTGCGTTCTGGTGCCATCAGGCAAAGCGCCATACCAAGTGGATCAATCTTATCGGCAGCGTCGAGAACCGGCTGCTGCCTCACGAAACCAGCTACGAGTTCTTCCTGCCGCAGAGCGTGCGGCATCGGCTGATGAACTCCAACTATCTCGAAATGGTCCACGCCTATTCGGACCTGCCGACGACCAATTTCCGGCAGCGGTACTACCCCAGCGCCGCCGAGGAAGCCTGGGCCAAGCGCATCCGCGCGGAGCTTCCTGGCCCGGTCGTCGTGATCAATCCGGCGGGCAGCGGGCCGGTGATCAAGGACGAGAGCGTCCTCGGCGTCGAGCCCTATGGCATCTATGCTGGCATGGAATGGCCGGTGCGGCATGCGCTGGCCTACGCGCTCCAGGCCGATGCGGTGGTCGCGACCGAAAGCCTGATCGCGAATGCGGTGGCTTTTGAGCTCATGCTCAAGGTCATCACGCTCTCGCACAGCAGCGTCGAGAACTTGACCAAGCACTGGGTCAACACCGCTAGCGCGGAGCCGCTGGCGCTTGGCTGCTACCCATGCCACCGGGTCCACCCGCCGAACTATTCGTTCTGCGCCCGCGACACGACGACCAAGGCTGCGGCGTGTCAGGCACTGGCGCGGCCCGAGACCATCGCCAAGCTGGTGATCGAGTACCTGGAGAAGACCGGGAAACTGGAGCCCATCGCATGAACATCGAAGGCGATATCGCCGCGCTGCTGGATGTCGATATTTTCGGCGTCTCGGCGCGCGTCACGCTTGCCGGGCAGACAGTCGGCAAGACGATCCCCGGCATCTACGACGACGCCTACGAGGCTGTCGATGCGCGCGGCGGCGTGCCTTTCGCGGTGTCGTCGCCGCGCTTCGTCGCCGCAACCGCCGATCTGCCTAGCGGCACGAAAGAGGGCGATGCGCTGCGTATCGGCTCGGTCAACTACACGATCCGCGTGGTGCAGGCTGACGGGACCGGCATCACCACTTTGATGCTGGAGAAGACCTGATGCCTCATCATCGCGAGGCGATCCGCGACGCCGTCGTCACGGCTTGCACGGGCCTGACCACGACCAGCACCCGAGTCTATCGGTCGAGGGTCTATCCGATTGCCTCGCACCTGCTGCCCGCGCTGCTGATCTACGCCAACGGCGAGACCAGCGAGCGGGAGGTCATCATCGGCGTTCCGACAAAACTGATCCGCCGCTGCGAGATCGTGGTCGAGGGTTTCGCGCGGGCCACGGCCGATGTGGACGAGACGCTCGATGACATCGCCGCCGAGGTCGAGACGGCCATCGGCGGGTCGCAACTGTCCGGCAACGCGCGCGACTGCACGTTGACCGGTACCGAGATCGAGATCGTGGACGGCGGCGACCAGCCGCTCGGCGTCGTCCGCCTTACCTTCGCCGTGACTTATCGCACGGCGGAAAACAACCCCACTGCTGCCAGCTAAGGAGATCTTCAAATGGCGAACCATCGTGGTCAAGAGGGGCTGGTCCGCGTCGGCACCAATGCCGTCGCGGAACTGCGCTCGTACTCGCTCGACATCGTGCAGGACACCATCGAGGACACGACCCTCGGTGATACGTTCCGCACCTACACGGTCGGCATGAAGTCCTGGTCGGGCCAGCTGACCTGCTACTGGGACGAGACCGACACGAACGCGCAGATGGCGTTCCTGCCGCTCGGCACGAACGCAGGCACGGCCAGCGTCACGTTCCTGCCCGAGGGCACCGCGACCGCCGCGACGACCTACTCCGGGACGGTCGTGGTCACCGGGTGCAGCCACTCGGCGTCGTTCGACGGTATGGTCGAGGCGACGTATTCGTTCCAGGGCACCGGCACCCTCACGAAGACGAACTGATCATGAAGCTCATCGAAGCACTGGTGGCGCGCGCCGCCGACATGGGCGCGCGCCGCATCGAGGTACCCGAGGTCGTTCAGCCGGACGGGAAGCCCTACGCGATCTACGTCTCTCCGATGACGGTGGCGGAGCAGCGCGAGCTGTCCCGCCGCTACAAGGACGACCCGCATTCCTACCTCATCGGCGCGATCATCATGAAAGCGCGCGACGAGAAGGGCGAGCCGGTCTTCACTCTGGAGGACCGCGACACGCTCATGCGTCGCTGTCCGGCTTCCATCGTGCAATGGATGGCGGCGGAGATTTCGCGCGTGGCGACCGTCGAGGAACGCGCGGGAAACTAAGGGCCGATCCCGAGGAGATGGCGCTCTACAGCCTCGCGGATCGGCTCCACATGCGCGTCGCCGATGTGATGGCGATGACCGTTGACGAGTATCGAGGCTGGATCGCCTACGAGAAGATCCGGCGGGAGAAAACGTCGTGACCGTGCCGCCGCTGAAACTAGGGATCCAGGCGACCGACGAAACGCGCGCCGCATTTGAGTCGGTTCAGCAATCGATGCGGCAGACTGAGCGCACCGCATCGCAGATGGGGGCTACCGTCTCCGGCTCGGGCCGGATGATGCGAGGCACCTTTCAGTCTGCTGGCTACCAGGTACAGGACTTCGCTGTCCAGGTGCAGGGGGGGCAATCGGCGCTGCTGGCATTCTCTCAGCAGTCGAGCCAATTTCTCGGCGCGTTCGGACCTGGGGGCGCGATTGCCGGCGCGATCATCACTATCGGTGCGCTCGGGTATAAGATCTGGGAGGCCGCTTCCGCAGCAAAGGGAGCGACGGACGCCGTCACAAGACTAGAGGATGCGATTGCCAAGCTACAGGACGAGGCCAAGAAGCAAGACCCAGCGCAACCGGGCATCATCGCAGTTGAGCGTCTGCGCGATCTGCGTGCGGATCTGGTCGAGCAGCGGCGTGCTTTGGAAGGCACGCAGTCGGCGTTCGCTGGCGGCGTGTCGGCCGAGTTCGGCGGTGTGGTCGAAGGGCAGTCGGCTGCGGAGGTTGCCGCGATCCAGGCTCAGATCAAGGCGTTGAACGATCTGATCTCGACATATGACAAGCTCATTCTGCAAAAGGAAGAGGACGCCCAAAAGACAGCAATTCAGAAGAAGCAGGCCGAGGAATTCGAAGAGCAACAGAAACGCGAGGCCGAGGCTATCCGAGACGCCGCTCGCGCGGCGGAGGAGGCGGCTCGGCAGGAACTGGCATACTCCGCCGCGATCCGGCAGACGATCCTGTCGCTGGACCCGGTCGCCGCCGCCGCCGAGAAATACGCCGGGCAGCAGGTGATGCTGCGCGACGCCCTGGAGGCCGGATCAATCGACCAGGAGCGATACAACGCGCTCCTGGCCCGCGCGGCCGAGAACTACCAGAACGCCACGACGGCGATAGACCGTCACAGCCAGTCGCTCGATGAACAGGCGCGGCGGATCAAGGCTCAGATAGACCCGGCCGTTGCATACGCCGAGGAACTGGCCCGGCTCAACGAACTGCTCGACACCGGACGCCTCACCCATGACGAGTACGCCCGCGCGGCGGAACAGGCATGGGAGCGGGTCAATCGGACATCCGCCGACACCAAGGACATCGCGCGCGAATTGGGGTTGACCTTCGAAAGCGCCTTTGAGGACGCCATCGTCAAGGGCCAGAGCTTCCGCAACGTCCTCGGCGGCATCGCCCAGGACATGGCGCGGCTGGTGCTGCGGCAGACGGTCACGACGCCGCTGGCGGGCTTTGGTTCGAGCGCAATCAAGTTTCTGTTCGGGGGAGGCGCGCCAACTGTCGGCGCTGCGCTCGGCCCGACTGGCCTCGGCCTCCCCGGCTTCGCCGATGGCGGGCCGGTCGCTGGAGGGCGGCCCATCATCGTCGGAGAGGAAGGGCCGGAACTGTTCGTGCCCCGGGGACATGGGCAAATCATCCCCAACGGTCAATCCGCTGGCGGCACCGTGGTTAACCAGACCATCAACATCTCGGTCGGCGTCGCCCAGACCGTCCGCGCGGAGATCGCCGCCCTCATGCCGGCGATCAAGCGTCAGACCGTCGATGCGGTGGCCGACGCCAGGATGCGCGGCGGCACGTTTGCCAGCGCCATGGGGACCTGAGCCATGCCGATCAGCTACCCGCTCTCGATCCCATCGACCGGCATCCGGTCGATCTCGCTGCGCGCTCGCAATGTCGTCGGCGCGTCGATCAGCCCGTTCACCGGACAGCAGCAGCTGGTCAGGCATCAGGGCGCGTGGTGGGAGGCGGACGTGACGCTCCCGCCGATGAAGCGCGCCGACGCTGAGGAATGGATCGGCATGCTGACCTCGCTGCGCGGGCGGTGGGGCACATTTCTGATCGGAGATCCCGCCGGAGCAGCGCCGCGCGGAACATGGGCTGGCACGCCGCTGGTCAACGGAGCCGGGCAGACCGGCGAGACGCTGGCGGTCGACGGGTTCTCTGGGGGCGCAACGGCCAAGCGCGGCGATTACGTCCAGATCGGCACCGGCGGCTCGGCGCGGCTCTACAAGGTGCTGGCCGACGCCACGGCCGCAGGCGGCGCAATGACGCTCGACATCTGGCCGAGGCTGCGCGAGAGCCCGGCGGACAACGCGGTGGTCGTGACGACCAGCACCGTCGGGCTGTTCCGCCTCGCGTCCAATGACACCGAGTGGTCGGTGGACGAGGCATCGATCTACGGGCTGACATTCGGCGCGGTGGAGGCGATCTGATGGCACGCGACCTCACCGCATCCGTCATCACGCAGCTGCAAGCCGCGTCCGTTGAGGTCGGCTTGCTGTTCGAGGGCGAATTCGCCTCGGGATGGGTCAGGCTCTGGAGCGGCATCGGGAGCCTGTCATGGGACGGGAAGACGTGGTCCGGCGTCGGCACGCTCCTCGGGATCTCGGCCATCGATGAGACCAACGAGATCCGGGCCTCGGGCCTGACTGTTTCGTTGTCGGGCATCCCGTCTGACCTGCTCGCCGCCGCCCTCGGCGATGCGCGGTCGGGCAGGACCGGCCGCGTCTACCTCGCGTTCTTCAGCGGCGGCTCCATCGTAGCGGACCCGGTGCTACAGTTTGAGGGGCGGCTGGATGTCCCGGCCATTGAAGACGGACCCGACACGGCCACAATCTCGATCAGCTATGAGAGCGAACTGATCGACCTAGAAAGGGCTCGCGAACGGCGCTATACTCC